AGTAGCATTTGTGGCAGATCAAGAAATTAACCTACTTGCTTGTTTAACCGAAATTATGGTGGAGTGTGAATTCAAATGACTGTAAAACTAATTCGTATGTGGTCTGGCGAAGATGTAATCGCTGACATTACAAAAGAGGACACTGATTCAATTACAATCACTGATCCGATTGTGGCAGTACCGTCACAAAAACAAGGACAAATTGCATTTGCTCCGTGGTCTCCTTTACTTCAAAAAGATAAACTTGAAGTGACTAAAAAATATGTTGTATACATGGCAAATCCTCAAGAGGAGATTATCGAACAATATAATTCAATGTTTGGTAAAATATCAAAACCAACTAAGAAACTTATATTATGAACTGTTGGCATTGTAATACTGAACTTATCTGGGGTGGTGATCATGACCTTGACATGGATATGACTCCAGAGTATAGTATAGTAACAAACTTATCATGCCCTCGATGTAATTCTTATGTTGAGGTCTATTATCCGCGTCAAGATCAAAATGACTAATTTTACAAAAAGAAAAGCACAAATGAAATCGTCAAGTTATTACTTATTCTGGGGTATCGCAACAGTTGCAGTTGTTGCCGGTCAAGTTTATGTTGGTACTGGGTATCGTCAGATGGCAAAATCAATGAATAGATGGTTTGAAGAAACTATTGATATTATTACCATGCCAAGAAGAAATAGTGGAGGATATGGAGGAATTATGCCAATGAGAGAAAAGATTGATCATGATGATTATATTATTTGGGAAACAATAGAAAATTATGACGATTAAACAAATTGACGATGATAAAGCATCATGGGCAGCAGATCAATTTATTGATTACTTCCAGAACTTTACTAACCTTGAAGAGTATCTTCGTCATGTTAAAAAATCAGTCGTAACAAAATCAAGTATATTAGATGATCCAAAAGATGATTTCTTTAATCAAGATATTCATCCAAATGATATGGAGTTTGATATTCGCCTAGTTGGTGACAGATTCCAAAATGGAATACCACAAGATTATTATCGAAACCTTTTGAGTTCTGTATCATCTCACAATAATGAAGATAATATTCCCGGTCGTGAATTACGATTAATGGTGTATGAAAAAAATACAAATAAGATAGTGGGATTTATACGTTTACAATCTCCTTTAATTAATTCTAAACCTAGAAATCAATGGTTAGGAAAAGCACCTGACTTAACAATATTCAATCGTCATGCTGTTATGGGATTTGCAATAGTTCCATCTCAACCATTTGGATATAATTATCTTGGTGGTAAACTTTTGGCATTGATATGTGTATCACATTTTATTCGAGAAAAATTAAATAATATATTTGAAAAAGATATTGCATTATTTGAAACAACCTCTCTCTATGGATCAAGTAGTTCTGCATCACAGTATGATGGACTCAAACCCTTTATAAGATTCAAAGGTTTGACAGACAGTAAATTCATTCCTGTTCTATACAAAGAGGCATTTCATAATTTACATAATAAATTTACAGAGTGGAATAATAACGAACCACTTACTGAAAATCGTGCATCATCTAAGAAGTTGAAAAGACAAAGAAGAATGATATCCATTATCAAAAATAGTTTACATGATAAGGAGAAGTTAAATCATTTCAATCAGGTTATTGATATGGCATTCAATCTTACTGAGAAGAAAAGATTTTATATATCTGATTATGGTTATGGTAATGTTCGTGAAGTGATAGCAGGTGAGCAGGATAAATTAGTTCGTGGTCAGAACTGGGATAAGTTTTATCTTGAGAACATCATGTCGTGGTGGAAAAAGAAAGCAAGTAAGAGATATGAGAAGTTAAAGGCAGAAGGTAGATTTAGAAACAAAGTGGAATTGTGGACAGAGGATGACGATATACAAATCATTCGATAATAAATACTTAAAAATAAGTGCGAAAGATGAAGACATTTAAGGAGTTCCTAGACGAAAGTAGTCTTAGTAGAATCAAAAGTAAATCAGATAAAAAAGGTATTGCTGTCATGTCCGCATCCAGATCTAAACTCTCTGCAAAAGAAAATCGTGCAAGGGCAAAACAATTAGATAAAGATATTCGTGATAAATTTAAAAGAGGTGCTACAAAGGTAACTGGATCATATATTGAAAAGGATGAAAATACTGGTAAAGAAACTAAGGTAAAGGAAAGAAGTCATGTAATAGATCGTGGTAAGATGAGTAAAAGGAAGTTCAAAAAAGAAGTTAAAAAGTTAGGTAGGAAGTATGGTCAGGACTCCGTATTGACACAAACGAAAAAAACTGGTACACTATCAGCAACAAGAAAGGGTGGACTTGGCCCAAAAACAAAAGGAACAGGTGTGGGTAAATTCCAACCGCAAGGTAAAAACCCGGCAGGACAATCTCAAATTAAAGGTAAAACTTTCGCTTACAACAAATGACAACACCACTTTACGATGATTCAAACTGGAGAGAGGAATACAAATCTTACACCAGTAACAAAATGGAACTTGAACTACTTGAAAATGGCCCTAAGAGTTTATCACAATCATGGCATCTTCAAGCACTTTACAGTAATTGGAAAAAAGCAAAGGGGTATAATAAATTTGATCCCAAAAAAAATACAGGTCAATTACAATCATCAATGAAAGAATTTTTCAATCATCAAAAAGATCAAGGAATATGAGTAAGTTTTGGAAGATCTGGAAGTATGCTCTCGGATCTTTTAATGATGAGACTACAAAGAAATACGATAATTGGATTTGTATAATTAGAACTCTTGTCATGATGCAACTTATTATTACCAACTGTTTTATTATTGCCGGTAATATTCGTCACTGGAATGACTTAGAAAAAGACAATAAAATAAGTGTCCATTTTTTGTCGCATGACGTTTCTAATCGACTATTATGGCCATATAGAAACGAACTACATCATGACAAAATTATTTGAAATCAAAATGACACGCGAAGAAATCATTGAGGGTCTAAGATCCAACTACGGCATCGAGTTTACAGCTGCTGACGTAAAAGGTTTCTGCGCGATGAATGACATCGGATACTCTACAGTTACCAAAAAGATCGAAGACTTCAAAGTCGGTCGTGGTAAGTGGAATCTTGAAGTCACACAAAAAGCAGTTGATAATATCGAACGCTCCTATAGTGCACCTGCTGTAATGCCTGTTGTAGAAGAAAACTTAGTTCCAGAGATTGACAGTTCATTTGTCAAGTTTGGAAACTTTGCTGATATCAAGAATATCATCAAGTCTAAATTATTCTATCCAACATTCATCACTGGTCTATCTGGTAACGGTAAGACCTTTGGTGTAGAACAAGCATGTGCTCAACTTAAGAGAGAGATTGTTCGTGTAAACATTACTATTGAAACAGATGAAGATGATCTTATTGGCGGTTTCCGTCTTGTTAATGGTGAGACCGTATGGCACAATGGCCCAGTCATCGAAGCACTTGAGCGAGGAGCAATCTTGTTACTTGACGAAATCGACCTTGCCTCTAACAAAATCCTCTGCCTTCAGAGCGTCCTTGAGGGAAATGGTGTTTTCCTTAAAAAGATTGGCAGATTCGTTAGACCCACCGCAGGATTCAACGTATTCGCCACCGCAAATACTAAGGGTAAAGGTTCAGACGACGGACGCTTTATTGGAACTAACGTGCTCAATGAAGCATTCCTTGAAAGATTCCCAGTTACCTTCGAGCAAGACTACCCTGCCCCAAAAACAGAATTAAAGATTCTTGAGAATGCTATGACAGAAGTTGGTGTTAAGGGTGAGTCTGAGTTCTGCAAGAGACTTGTAGATTGGGCAGACATCATTCGTAAGACATTCTTTGATGGTGGTGTTGAAGAAATCATCTCGACTCGTAGATTAGTTCACGTTGTTCGTGCATACGGTATCTTCAAGAACAAAGCAAAAGCAATCGAAGTATGTGTCAACAGATTCGATGATGAGACTAAGCAAGCATTCATGGAGTTATATGACAAAGTAGATGCTGATGTTGATTTCAAAGAGGGTGAAGATGCACCAACTGTGGGATAATTACAGAAACACCTTGTTCTCCATATTTCCTGATCTGGAATATGGAGACACTTGGGCCAGATGGGAAGGTAAAGGAACTTCTCTGATAGCAAAGACTTATACTAATCCAAACATTATCAAAGCAAGAGAAGTTGATATATGGAGTGATAAGTCTTCTATCTACAACAACATCATCTATCCAAAGACAGGAAGTAATCTTCCTTGTTTCGGTATGGACTTGATGGGATTCTTTGAAAAGAAAGTCATTATTGTATTTGACTTTCAACATCCAAAAGAGAAATATCCTTTCTCTGTAGATGGATTACCAAAACATGAA